TTGCATACCATTGCATTATGTTGTGCAATATTTGAACTGAGTTGTGCAATTTATGTATATTTGCACAACCGATATAACAGAGAATATATGACTACAGTAAAAGCATTTATAAGAACTGGGAAGAAAGATAAAGAAGTAAATGTCAGATTTCGATTATCTGATGGACGCAATGTACAGTTATTCCACAAATCAGATATTATGGTCTCTCCTACTCTTTGGGATGCCAAGACTGAAAAATATAAGGCTAAAAGTATTATAAAGTTAGACATAAGAACATCATTTAACACATCTATTGAAGAACGGAAGAATCTAATTTTATCCATTTATGGGAGCAACAAAGAATTAACCAGTGAAAAACTGGAAATCTTAATAGACCAGCACTTACATCCTGAAAAATATAACATCAGCAGTGAAGAGGAATCCATGTGTAGTATGTTCCAACGCTATGTTGACGGATGGCTAAATGCAGGTGTAATAGGTCCCGGCAGAAAGAAACATTACGATGTAGTGATAAGGGAACTGACTCGATTCCTCATTATCAATGGCATTGACGGGTTGCCGGTCAATGAATTCAACAAGGAACATATTCTAAATTTTCGTGATTTTCTACGCAAAGAATACACTCTGGTTGAAAAATTTCCAGAACTGTACGCAGAAATGAATAAGCGGAATACGCCATCAAAGGAAAGAAGCCAGAATACAATTGCTGAGAAACTTTTATTGTTACAAGCATTTATGGTGGAGCTTGAAAGTAATGATGTTATTCCCGTATCTCCTTTCCGTAAGATAGGAAAAGAAAAAGAGTCCATTATGAAGCAACAATATGACGAGCCTTTCTTTCTCACCAAAACAGAATTCAATGAAGTTGTCCACAAAGAATGTCCCGAAACATTGCAGCGAGTAAAAGATGTATTCGTTGTTCAATGTTGTTTCGGTTGCCGTATAGGTGATTTCAGACGATTCACTTTTGATAATATCAGCATTGAAGAAGGAATACCTTACATTCATTATTTACCTCAAAAAACACACAAGGATGGACTTATACGCACTGAGATAAAAACTCCCATCATTCGTATTGCTTATGATATTATTATGAAGTATAAAGGTAGGCTACCAAGCAATGCTTTGTTACCCTATTATCCTGATGGCAATGGTGAAACCGGGTACAATTATCAAATAAAAAAACTACTTGAATACTGTGAGATTAGCCGGAAAGTGGCAATGTTTAGTGCGGCATTGGAAACAAATGAGTACAAATCCATATATGAGATTGCAAGCAGTAAACTTGCCCGTAAAACTCATGTAGATTTAATGAATAAAGTTCAGATAGATAAATACGCAGCAGGACTTCATGCAAAAGGCAGTGGAGCCGTAGACAGATATACTGGATTAGGCATAAAAGAACGTTTTATTTTAATGTGTGCGGCTTTTGGCTGTAACCAGTATGAAGTTGACAATGATTTATCTGTAATGGAATAGGCTCACTTAGTATCTCATATTGATACTCTGTTATTTGACACCATCCCCGTAGTTGAGCAGCTACGGGGATTTTTTACTGAAAAAGAAGCGATTCATTCAACTGTCCTTTCCACAATCTCCATCACTACATGGCTTGACTCCAACCAGAGCCAATACCACAACCAAAGCATAATCCCACCCAACCAAACAAAAGCCACATCAATATAGTACAAATTTAATATCCTGCTAACCAATACACATAAGAGTTCTCCGCAAAGCACATAGGCAGCAACCATAGTAACAAGCTGGTCATTGGCAACAGTTATCAAAACCAGAATGCCTATAACGGGAAGAAGGGAAATACAATCAATTAGAAGTTGTTGTTTGTCATTCATAATACAATAGGGATTAGAATACAAATATAAACATTATTTTGTATAAAACAACCCTCTATAATAGGAATTTCTGACGAAAAAGAAACGAACTATTATTACAATATAAACAAAAAGAGCGACTATTCAGCCGCCCCTTTCGCATTAACGAGATAGACATAAAAGCATCTCGAATCATCTCTGTAGATGGATGCCGAACCACTACAGAGTTTCCATTCATTCTACAGTTTCTCCTTTTTCATTCAGAAGTACCGTTACTTTTTCAGTGGATTGATTTTCCTTGGTGATGGTCAACACAACCTTATAAATCTTACCGGTTTCTTTCTCGGAAATGAAAGCCTCCTTTATTACAGCCCCCTCATAGTCCTTAGCCAAGACATTCATAACTGCCTGAGGCAAGTCTTTTACTTCCACTTTTGTGAACTCATCCTGAGGATTTTGCTGAGTTTGCTCTACAGACTGTGTTCCAGAAACCACGTAAGCAAATGCTACTGAACTGCCTAATCCCATAACCATTGCTAATGCTACCAATACTTTTTTCATAATCGTAAGTTTTAAGTAAATAAATATAGTTTTTGTATTAACTATAGGACAAACGATATGCCATGATGTACATCAGCACATAATACATTATACATCAGCATATTATAAAAACAAGAAGGAATAATTATGTGTGGAAATATGTGGAACTGAGTACCACACATGGGGAATAATTACACAATATGGATTACTTAATTCCTGGGAAATGGAACAAGGCAGCTGAATAAGCTGCCCCTTCTATAAAACAGTCAACAAACAGACATTCACTAATCAAATGACATAAACATAAGCATAAATAACCCGGCTAAAGCCATAGCAAATGCAATTACCATACAAAACTCTTTTTTCATAACTAATAATTTGGTTAAACACATATTTCCATCGCACGTTCAACAACGCACTCTTGTCTCCGACAAAACCTCAGCCGCATAAAAGCTGAGGTCCAGCATGTTCCTTTCAATATATACAATCAATTAGAGCACACAATGTTGGAACATTCTGTAAATCCAGTATAAAGAAACTGCAATGGCTGAAAGAAGGACTATACTAACACTATATACCGAATTCTACTATAAAGACAACTGCTTTTCTGAAATTCCCTACGTGATTGAGGGAATTTTATAAAAGGAAGGGCCCAAATGAAAAAAATCCCGACGAAAGCCGGGATATGTCATACACAATAGGTATGAATTGTTGCTTATGAATATAAAGGCAGCTTATTCAGCCGCTCCTTCTACAAATTCTTCTAATAATATCCGATAGTTTTTCAACCACAATGAAAATCCAGCATCAACATAAAATATTATTTATTACTAATCCATTTAATTATACACTTTTTTATTAACTTTGTGTCATATTTAAATGCATAATAACGTATCTTAAAACAGGAATAGATTCATGAAATTATTTCGTTGCAAAAAAGGTGAAAAAGAAGTGAATAATCAAAGGTCAAATAAATTATCAAAGCAGCCTACAGGAAGAAAATATTCAATATATTTTTGGGCCGCAGTTTCCTTTTGTCTTATTTTCTATGGAACATCAAGTACATCTATTGAACATTTTGACGAAAACTCTCTAAAAAATATACTAAATAGTATAGGACAAGCGATTATATCAGGTTTAGTGATTACATTTATAATTAATATTCCTGATATGTTTTCTTATTTTCAGAAAGTATTATACAAAACCATCACGTCAGATGAGTACTTAGAGCAATTAACTTTAGAGGAAGTGGAAGATTTAAAAAATAGTTGTACTAAGTTAATATCCAAATCTATACCCGATATTGCTGAAGGACTCTTAGAATTAGAGTATAAGATTGTTGAATATTACAGATCTCCATATTATGAAAACTATTCCACTTTTGTTAGCTGTAGCAGAAATGGTAATTATTTAGTAAAAGATATCACAACTGAATATACTTTAAAGAATCCGATGGCAGGAAAAGAAAAAATAGAAGCAATTGTCGGTTTAGATTTATTCTTCTGTAAAAATAGTAATAGCACTTCACCTAAATTAATGGAATTCACAATACAGAATGAAAATGAAGAAAAGAAAAATATTTTAGAATTATCCGAAATGCATGAAACTCCTATAAATACAGAAGGAGCCTATAATACCAAAGCTACAATTGCACATAAAAGTACGGTAGAAAAATACAAAATTCTCTTAGATAAATCTACGTATGTCAAATTACGATATATATCATATGCACCTATCTCAGACAAAAGTTACATTTCAATTCTGAGATACCCTACTAAGAATTATAAAATGGTTTTTCATAATCCCAAAAATGATTTATCATTTTCTGGAGATTTCATAGGTCCATTACTCACAGACGATCATATCATGGTAAATAAGAAAGAAGGATTGATTAATATTGATTGTACAACTTGGTGTCTACCTGGCGATGGAGTTACAGTTGCTATATTTGAAAAAGAAAACGCAGATTGTTAAATAGGCTTAACATAACAAATAAATGCAAGGTTTTATTTGTCAATTGAACTAAAACATTCCATATTTGTTGTGTGAATATAATGACTAAGCTATAAGATTATGACACGTAAAGAAGAAAAAGTATTTGGTTAAGACATGTTTTGTATTAACCTTTTTCCTATCTTAAAACGAATGTGTATAACTACACATTCGTTTTGTATTTACAAATATTGTAATTCTATCGTCAAGTTTTAAAATCGCCAAGTTCAAACTTTATGTTTCCCTAGAGCATGACTAGTCACTTACCACTGCCGCAAGTCATAACTCACCCCAGCCCCAACATAAAAACCTCCCGGATACCCATAACCGGCTTGTAACCCTAATCCCCACCGCTTTTTCTTCGGCTTGACAACCACCGGATGATAGATATCATTCGTCACCGTCTGATAAACCGTTCTCGGATACACAGTCATACTATCCAGCCGAGGGTCTACATATCCACTTACCACAGCACGATACGAACTATCTCTATATACTACTTGCTTACGATGAAGCAAGGTATCACCTATCCGTGTCGTATCATCCGGCACGAAACGCCAGAACACAGCCATAGGTGCAGAGATAAGCATCGTATCTACCTTGACAACCGTCTTTATCTTCGTTTCTACACGAACTTCAGCCGGAGACTGCTCATGCGGACGGAACCAAGCCGCCACACAAGCTATAAGCAGCAGTACAATTAATATCCACGGTAACTTTTTCATTCCTCGAACCTCAAATCGTTAATCCGATTCATCCACCCCCGTTTGAATTTATTGTTCGCCGGACGAGAACGGCATATATCCTCGATGAAGTCGAACCGTGCAATCTTAATCATGTCGAACAACTCATGCGGGTTCCTGGCATTCACCGCAGCGAGTGTCTTAGGACCTACTATTCCATCCACAGTAACACCAAGCAAGCGTTGAGGTATCTTGATGCCATGCGCACCGGATGCCCACACCCAATCAACCAATATATTAGCAACTGATTGCGATTTAATATCGTCAGCTTTCCATCTGTCCCAATAATGCGACTTGAGCACCCGGTTAACGACATCCTCACGGGTAAGCAGACGCAGGTCATCCACGTCTATATCACCGTCACCATCCTTGTCATAGCCGCATGACTTCCACGTACCGATAGTCACACCCATATTCGTAGCACCTCCAAGGTCTGCCGGGTCATTCACGAAACCGCCTTCCCATTTTAGGATAAACGGTGCAAGTTGATTCACATTCGCCATTTCAATTTTCCTCCTTATTCAATTAATACCCATTTTGCGGTTCTCTATCACTGCACTTCTTTCTCTCACACCGTTTCAGTGCCAGTTCCAGTTTCAGGTCAGAATTAGTCTCCTTCAGTGTAAACAATTCATCCTGCACCTTACGGAGCCGGTCAGTCTGCTCCACAAACCGCTGTTCCTTCTCCGAAAGCTGCTTCTGCAGGAACTCGTTGTACTCCCGTAAAGCCTTGAACTCCTCAACATCCGCATGGGCATCCTCAATACGCGCATTGGTCTTGCGCGACATCCACCACTTAACAAGCTGCTTGATGCCCTCGATGCCACCGAGTGCGGTCACCAACATAATCCAATCATTCATTTCCATTTCTCCCGGTTTAACAATCGATACAAATTATAAGCACCCCCACATAAGCACAAGCAAACGCTGCCATCTCCGCCCAGAACAGCCATTTCCGGTATCTCAACATGATAACAACGGCTATCGGGAAAGCAACCGCAGGCAAGTACCACATACCGGAGAGACAAACCCAAAGAATTGTAGCTAATCCGGCTATTACTGTCCCTGCATAATGTACTTTGCTCTGAAATTCCTCCTTGAACAGCGGGGCTGTCCCGACGAACATCAGCCCACCGCAAGCAAGAAATGCCAAACATTGCAGGTTCTCCGATGAGCATTCAATCCACACCGGCATAAGCAGCATGGCAGGAACGGCCATCGCCGCCTGAAACAGCCACGCCGAGCGGTTCCGTTTCTTCAGTTGATAATAGGTGTCAGAGAGCGACCAGGGCACTCCGCACACTCTCACCGCATACATTATGTACATAGTGAGCAAAAACAGCGACATAAAACATAAGTAAATCATAAGCTATCAATTTAAAGGTTGAACACTAATTTTTCAGGATAACCGGAAGTGTAATCATACGCTCCGACCTCCTCTTTCGTAGCAAGTCCCATAACCGCGGCCAGATGTTCCTGCGTGGCATTATAGCATTCCAGGGCATACAGTTCCAGTGCGGCCAGCATCTGCAAGGCAAGAGGAATGGGGATTACATACTTCACGGCATCATACCACAGCACGGTTGTCTCCTTACCCACAGCCTGCTCGATAGCAATTGAGTTTACCAGTCCTACCCGCGTATCCTTGTCAAGCCACATCCGCTTGCCGCCAAGCGTAAAGGAATTCACGACATCGGATCCATCGTAAACAGCAATTTCATTGACCTTCGCGCTCTTCACACCCTCCAAAGTCGGTTCATAGGGAGGGGTTAATTCACATTCGAGAATTTCCTTTGCAGACGCTGCCGGATGGGCTTCGTAAAATGCTTCCTGTTCCGCATTCAACGGTACCCAGGCTCCATCCAGGTAATCCTCATAGGTTGTACCCACTTCATAGTTTTCGTCCAGTTCAAAATCAAGACGGACAACTTTCTCCTCGGAATAAATATGTATATATTGCATTGTTGTTAAAGTCTATTTTTATTCATTATGATAAACCGGTAATTCGCTCTAATACCTAATGATGTAAGCGGTGCCGTATTTATTTCAGTAAATGAGCCCAGATAATCCGAAGATTTGAACATACGATACGGAGAAGAACTTTCCTGTGCTATCGCATACTTTCCGTCAGACGAAAGCCCCAAAGCAAAGCTATTGCCAATAACGGAATGCTTCAATGCCCAGGTTTTTCCGTAATCGGCGGATATACGTGCACCGGAATAAGAGTACCCTCCCTCTATAACCATATATTTCCCGTCATAGGATACAGCCAATGTACGGGCAGAGAAACTCGAATCGGTAATTTTAGTCCACGTCTTCCCATAATCCCCGGAATAATAGGCATAGTATAACTTTGATGAACTCTCCCTGTTGCAGCAACACAACATGTATTTGCCGTCACCGGAAATGGCAATCTTTGTGATAGGCCCCCTGAATATTTCACTGCTGAAAGTTTCTCCATAATCGGAAGATATAAACAGCTCATGGGTAGTATAATAGGGAGAATTTGACGCATATGCCACTACGTATCTGCCGGAATGGGACATTTCCACCCCCATGAGAGGCACGGTATTGTCTTTTAATCCATTAGAGACCCGCCATGTTTTCCCATAATCCCCGGAAAGCATCAAATCATATTTGTTATTGCTATTCTGACACACAATAGCGACCAGATTCCCCCTGCCGTTGCAGGCTATCGAGTACACGGAATAGCAATTATCAGGCTTGAAAGGTTCTGCCGTCTCCAGAAAATCCGTAGAACGCAATAATCCCACATTTGCCATATAGCACGAGCAATAGATATGCCTGCCGTCTCCGGACATGGCAATCCTCGTTCTATCGTTGCTGAAAAAGTATTCGTTTACATTAGGAAGGTCGGAAGGTTGTCTTCTGGTCCATGTCATTCCACAATCCTTGGAAATATCTATTAAGGCTCTACTGTCGGAGAATGCAATCACATACTGACCGTCCTTTATATTATTGCTTCGTCTTTTTAATACACTCATAAACCTTAGTCCCTTGTTTTTACGGATATTGAATAGGCGCCAGCGGCATAGCACCAGATACTAATCTCAAAGATATCTCCAGCGGAAACACTGATTGAAGTACCGGACATCGAAGTGAACGCGCCGGTATTGGGTATCGGCTGTGTGAATGCCGCCGATGCGACGCAGCGGATATACAAGTCATTGCCCACTGACATTCCGGAAGCAAGGCTGATGTTCGTGGCAGAACCCAACCTTGCAGTGATACTTCTCTTGGAAATTGGCAGGGAGGCCAGTGTCGTGACCGTATTCGCACCGGTGACTGTCGGGTCACCGACACCTTGCGGCCCTTGTGGTCCTTGCGCACCAGTCGCCCCTTTAGGTCCAGTAGCTCCGGTAGCACCCGTAGCGCCTTTTGCTCCGATAGCACCCTTCAGGTTCTTGAAAGCAAAGGAAAAGGTTCTGGCCAATGCGGTACCACCGAGAGAAACGGTCACGGAGGGCGTACCGATGTTGGCGTCAACCGTAGCAGTAGCACCGGTAATACTGGCACTTGCACCTGCTGCACCAGTAGCACCGGTAGCGCCTTTTGCACCAGCAGGACCGGTAGCACCAGTATCACCTTTTACTCCTTGCGGTCCTGTGGCACCGGTATCACCTTTTACTCCTTGCGGTCCTGTGGCACCGGTATCACCTTTCATGCCCTGTGGACCTTGTACGCCTTGAGGACCTTGCGCTCCCGTATCCCCCTTCTCGCCTTTATCGCCCTTTGGACCTTGCAATTGTCCTTGACTTTGCCAATCACCGTTATACCAGGCATAATATGTATAAGGCAATGCAGTTCCAACGGAATAGAAACCAGTGATGTTTGCCCCGTCAGGTACAGCAGTCTTTAAGGCATCAAGCGTATCGTAACGTCCAAGAAGGGTGAATGTATCTCCCGGCTTGCCTTTCACATAGATATCCGTCTTAACGTATTCTTTAGCGCTCTTATCCCATTGGTATACATAGTGGTCTGCACCGATGTAGGTAGGATGTTCTGCCGTATCAGTAGCATTCGCAGTAGCCGTCTCCGATTCCTGCTTGAGGGCAGCAAATTCAGTGACACGGGTACTTTCAGCATTTACGCGTCCGGTTTCGGCTGTTTGGCGGTTAGTTTCCGCACTATTACGTGTATCCTCAGCAGTGCTTCGGGCATTCTCAGCAGTAACGCGCTTACCTTCTGCTGTAGCACGACTGGTTTCAGCATTGACACGACCCGTTTCGGCTGTCTGTCGGGTTGACTCTGCGTTGGCCCGCACTGTCTCAGCATTTTTACGTTCCTCCTCGGCGCTGACACGTTTACCTTCGGCAGTAACACGGCCGGTTTCGGCAGTTGCCCGTCCGGTCTCAGACGTCTGTCGGACCGCTTCAGCTTTGCCTCGCTCTGTCTCTGCCGTTTTCCTGAGACCTTCGGCTGTCACACGTTCCTTTTCGGCATTGATACGCGTAGTTTCAGCAGATGCGCGGGTACTTTCAGATGAAGCACGCTTTGTCTCAGCCGTTTCACGGGATTTCTCAGCTTCCTTGCGTGCGTTCTCCACTATGACACGCTCCGCTTCGGCTTTGCGCACTTCCTCAGCAGCTTCCTCAGCAGGGGCAGACAGCAACTCAAGCGGTGCCTCGACCACCGATTCTTCCATACCGGCAAGACGGAGGGCGGGCAGGCTCACGATATCGGCCAGCGAATCGACAATCTCCACATCGCCCACACCTTGGGAGCCGACAAGAAGGGCTTTCTTCACCTCCTCTACAAGCTGGTTGAACTGATTTGATTCCAATACCATAATTTTCAGAATTGATTTAAGATGGCTGGATGACGTTCAGTTGGTTAATTACCGCACGTTTCACGGCAGCTATGAGCCGCGAGTTCTTCACCACAAGTTCAAGAGCCTTGCAATACTGTTCCGGGATTTCCACCGCATCTTTCGAGTAGTAGATTTCCCGTACCAGGTCTTCAAAGCCTATATCCAGAAGGATACTTCCGTTGTACATCATTTCATTGCCGACCGTTTCGGCTACGTCGAAGGTCTGCTTGGCGCCTTCGAATGAGGTCTGGGCCTCGATTTTCTTAAAGTTGATTTTCATACTTTTTATTTTAATTATTCTATATACTCATCCATGACAGATACCAATTCCCCAAAACCCGTTTTATCACATGCCATTCACGCCCGTTGATATTCGTCCTGGAAGAGTTCGCGAACGTACCGGAAGGAAAACTGATGGTATTCCCGTTCGGCATTATCCATATCTCATGCCCGTCAGAAGAGGACGGAAGGGATATAGTACAGTTGCCGTAAAAAAGCAGTGTGTGGTCGGTCGCCTTAATGCTGTACCTTGTAACCGAAGAGAGTATCACGTCAGTATTCCGGTATACACCTTGCGTCTTCAGCGGCCCGGCAATTTCCAGAGTCCCGGAGGACGGAGCATACATCTTCCCCACTATCACATCACCACCGAAATAGCTCTCGCCGGAAGATACGTGTATGGCCCTATTGCGCCCCGGAATGGTTGCAGAGATGGTTACCACCCCTTTGACTGTGCCCGCTTCCATAGTCTGGTAGGGCCTTATCAGGATGCTATTGGCTCCTCCGTCCGACGCTATCGCATGCAGATAGTAGCTCTTGCTGAGTTCGAATTGCGTAGTGCTATCTGTAAGGTCGGTCACGAACGCTCTCGAGTTGGTGGATATACCGTTACCATGCAGATACAGATAGTCACCTATCCGGCCGCTGGAGGCGTTTATCTTTCCGTTTACGGTGATGCCGTTCAATATGGCGTTGGCACCGGAAATATTTCCTTTCAACGTAAGATTATTGGCTGTGATATCGTTAAGCGTGGCATTGGCACCGGATATGGTACCTTTCAGGGTAAGGTTGTTCGCGGTGATATCGTTCAAGACAGCATCCCTGCCCGTTATACTCCCTTTCAAGGTAAGATTATTGGCGGTGATATCATTCAGTGTAGCCCCCACCCCGGTAATGTTGCCCTTCAACGTAAGGTTATTGGCAGTAATGTCGTTCAGGATGGCGTCAATACCTGAGATATTGCCTTTTAATGTCAGATTATTAGCTGTAATGCCGTTCAGCGTAGCATCCGTGCCCGTTATGCTGCCCTTTAGAGTCAGGTTGTTTGCCGTGATGTCGTTCATCGTCACACGCCCGTTTGTATCGACCACGAAACTGCCGTTGATGATGGTCTTTCCCGTAAAGTTTATCCGGTCAGCCTCGATTGTAGCATTGGATATCAGCCTGCCCGCTTCGCCTTCGGTGATGAACGCGCTGATTTGAGCACGCCTGACGATATCACCGTTGGGGTCGACCTTTTCCGCAAACATGGTGGCGATATTGCTCTCCGTCACTAAACCGGCTTTGTCGATATTGGTAATGTTACCTTTGGAATCGAAGGTTATCTTCTGCACGAACTGGTCTATACGGCTGGCCGTCTGGCTGATGGCTGAGGTATGCTGTTCCACGGTACCCTTCAGGCTGTTTGTGGCGGTCACCATACTTTCTATCTTCTCGGCAGTCACATGAAAGCTGCCTGCATGGGCGAACAGCTTGCCGTCCAGGTCAGAGACGGACGCACTGAAGTCTGCACGAAGACCGCGGGCCGATATGTCAATAGCAGACTTATATGCTTCGGTGATTCCAGTCTCAAGGCCTACAAGACCGGACGTGAATTCAGCTTTCAGACCACGGGCGGAGATGTCGATAGCAGAGGTGTATTCTTGCGTTATACGACTCTCAGTATTCGTCAGGTCCTCCGTGAACTTCGCTTCAAGGTTGCGCGCGGTAAGCAGGAATTCACTGTGATACTCTTCAAGCTTGCCTGCCGTGCTTCTGATTTCGTCAAGGTTCGCCTGAATCTTCTTGTCTGTAAGTTCAAAACGCATATTGAATTCCTCGCGCAAGTCAGCAAGAGCATCATCGGTTAGCGTAAGTGCATACAAGTACATGTCACCGGTAAAAGACATGTGGAAATCACCGGTTCCGTTCCACTTACCGGTTATCTCCATCTGCTTGAATTCAGTACTGGGATATAGGTCCTTAGAAAAGGAAATCGGGGTGTATTCCTCAAAACCTTCTTTGTTCTCGTTCTTGAAATGGAAGGCAAGAGTGCCGGGGCGCTTCACCAGATACTTGAAAGAGATAGTGAACTGCCGGGGGCGCTTGAGTTCGTCGAAGGTCTCAAAATCCGGATGGCGGTAAAAGTCTGAGTTGACCTGCTCGATATAGCTGTTCTTAAGGCGTAGCACATTCTTTGCGCGTTCGCTTACTATATCGGCGAAAGATTCCTTGTTCGCATAGAAGTTACTGTTGAAGTACAGCAGCCGACCGTCAACTCGGAAGATGCGTATGTTGCTGCTACCGGTCCAGTACTGCATGTCAGCGGCAAAAGACGCATTGTTAAGGTAATTGTTCAGGGCATTGATTTCATCACGCACGGATGAGATTTCAGACTTGATAAGTCCTTCAATGACAGTGAACATTGTCAGGATGTCCTCACCGGCCATCGTAAGGAATCGCCCTTTGATTTCTACGCCACCTTCCGGTGTGTACTTGATGTAAGTGCTCTCATCACGGGCGCCGATATAGGAAGTACCGTACACTTTCATGTAGGCATGCCCGGTGGATTTGTCAACACCGAAGGAGATTACATCTTTCCCCGTTAGGTTGAAGTCGTCAATGCCGGTGTAGAAAGTTATAGACGGGGATGTCTCGTTGGTAGACGATAGCACGATTGCGCTTTGAAGGTCTACATCTGTACGGTGGCCCAATCCTATAATGTCATCGCCCGCTTGGGGAACATCGCTGTCCTCACCGCAAATGGTCTTGGACAAGTCGATGTAGTCACGTCCCACGGCCACGACCTCACGCCAATAGTAGCGGTTGGAGGCATTAAGAGTGGTTCCTTCGACGATGTTGCACTCCTTTGCCTGCGCCAGCGAGCCTACACTGAACTCGTTGGCTATCGCCTCACCGTCCTGCTCGGCAAGGAAACTGCAGCGGTAGACGTCTTCCAGTTCCTCCACGCGGATGCACTTCATACCGGCATGGGTGATTATTTGTTCACCGCCTACATGGGTAGCTCTCTTGACTTGCAATTCATCAAAGACGGCCTTTATCTTCACATATAGACGGTCAACGACAGCCTGCGAGGTGCCGTCCTTGCGTACCGTGATACCGCTGCCGTTCTTGCCTATCAGCAATCCCTTCAAAAAGTTTATGATTTCTTCCGCTACGTCGCTTGCGTCCTTGCGGAGGAACATTCTCAAGGTACGCAAGGCTGAGAACACATTGAAGTTGCTTGCGGCCGTAGCGTCGTTGGTCTTGATGACATAGATGTTGCTGCCGCCGGTACCGGTGAAGGTCTGACCTTTGAAAGTCAACTCCTCGACCTTACCTTCTATGTCGGAAATGCGGGAATAGGCGGTGCTCTCGCCGATAGTGTACTGTGGGGAGTCGTAAGGCAAGTCCAGCTTGATTTCAAAGCCGATGACACGGGACAAGCGCCCACCATTGCAATAGGTGGGATTGACAAGGTTGATGCGCTGGCCGATGTCAAAGCTGTGATTGATTGGGTCTTTGTGCACCCAAACAGAGTTCAGCGTAGCCGTATAGGTACCGTCGTCGATGCAGGCCTTTGCCACGTACTTCCTGGCGGTGGCAAGCAATTCCTGCTCGGCAATAGCAACCAACCCAAGTTCGGTTATCTTCCCGGCATTCCAGCCGTACAGCACATATCTGTCACCTTTTGCCGGAAACAGCACTTCATCCGGCAGGGGTCTGCCGTAGTCCTCGTTACGGATAATCTCCCAAAGCTGGGCGTCAGGATTCCATGTGCCGTCGTCGTTCTTCTCGGTCAGGCCAAGAGGGTTGAAGGCAGCACCGAACTCCATGCCGTTGAGCTTGCCGGATTCGAACCTGATTTTGAGTTCCTGTCCTTCAAGGATGTATTTCTTCGAGAAGTTGATGCCTGAATCCTTGAACCGGTAGAAGGTAGCTTTTGTCTTTGTACCATCTTCATTATCTACCTCGCTCTCATAAAAGCTTACACCGGTGATTTCACCTACTCTTTTGGGGCAGATGTCATCAAATACAACAACGGCTTCGACAGCTTCCAAATCGGTCAAGCCCTCGTGGGCATCCACGTATGGAGTGCCTGCCGGAAGCATAAGGCGCTTCTGGACGATACCGTTGACAACAGTGGTCTGGTCTACCGGGCGATAGTTGGTAGGGATGTTTCTTGTTGAACCGAACGCATAGATTCTTGTGGCATAAGTACCCTTGCTGTCACTCCGGCTCATGTCCTTGGCTTCCTTATCCAGTTCTATCTTAACAGCGTCGGAGAACTCACAGCGTCCGAAGTTGATGACATGGTCCGTTACCCAACAATCACAACCCCAGTTATCAGCCATGCTGAACATAGCATCAATGAGGTTGGTATTGTCATAGGTCATCAATTTGGAGGAGTTCTCGACACTATCGTCAATGGAAAACACGAAGTCTTTTCCCTCATATTTATAACCAAGAGCTTTCAAATTGCGAAGGAATACACCCATCTGGACATCCAGTGAAGCGGTAAGGGACCAGGACGCTTCCAGTCCTCCGTACTCCGGGGTGTACTTGAATATCTTTGTTTTCCACTTGAAATAGTAAGCGTCAAAACGAAGTTCATAGGAGTAGCCTCCGTTCTTGTAGGTCGGATAGGGAATATCTACAATCTGATAGATTTTTGCCAATTTACCGCCCATGGAGGCATCGAGTACCCCACGCAAGTCAACGTAATCACCTACTTGGAAATCGACTGGGGACAGAGTATTAAAAGGTAGTACGACATAGTCCTCTTTCATTAAAGAGAACTTGCCTTTTGCACCGGGATTGATACCAGTTGAAAAGCGGGTATTGCCTTGTATGTCCTTAATATCTATCATGTAAACAAAGGTCGGACATAAAAAAAAGAAGCCCTAAAAATTAGAGCTTCCATACACGACAATGAATTTAATGTCGTAAATTTCTAGCCTACAACACGGTTAGATGGATTGTACTCACAGAATTTGGCTGATATTTTCCCAAATGTCCGGTCTAAGCTTTGGGCATAAGAAACGCTCTTTCCTAAATATAGCAAATGATAAATATCACTACTGTTCTCAGGAATCTGAATATCAATTTTACCTTTGTAAAGTTCTTCATAAAAAGCTGTTTTCTTTGCCTGATAATCGGCAGGAGAATCACCTTCTACTGTAAAAACAAGAGTTAACTCACGCTCATCAAGCTTGGGGTTATCCATAAGAACTTGTTTCCCATGTTCCAAGCGTGATTTATTCTCTATAAACTCTTTCAGAGGTACCGGTGCTCCCAGTACATCAAGAAAGTTATCTCCCATTCTAACACCCCACTCTTTTAGGGCTTCTCTTCCGTTTATTATTAATTCTGCCATAACTATTATAGATTCTTTATATCCTGCTTGATATCATTTGTATTATCGAGTATTCGCGGACTATTTTTGGCAAGAATAACAGAGTTTTCAAGTATATCTCTACGGTCCATGTTACCTTCTACTTGGAATGTTCTCATTTCATCTACGATTCTTTCCATATTGGAGACTTTATCGGTCAATGCCTTTATGTCCTCTGTCGGGAAAACAACATGTACCTGCGACTGATAGCCGCTCGCTATTGTCTCTTTGGCTCTATCTGCGAAATTAGGAGTTCCAGATAACAAAGCTGGGACATCCCCGCTTCTAAGATTGAGCAATGAAAGTTTGCCATTGATGGATGAAAGTAAACCGGTCTGTTGAATGGACTGGTTCTTTATTTCTTCCCCGGCAACCTGCAAAGCTGTAAAACGTCCGTTAAGTTCTTCGCCGGTATCTTGTGACATGGCTTCAAAACCCTTACTACTCGCCTGCTGTGAAAACATGGTTCCAAAGAACTGGTTGATGGCATCAACTTCTTTCTTCATGTCGTCAACCATCGTCTGTTTCATGGAGTCGAGGAGCTGCTTTTCTTCGGAAGTCAAGTCGTCATCTCCCATGGCCTTTTTCCACTCATTGTACCACTTCTGCATCTGCGGTTTGAAGTTCTCCACATACATGGCCTTAATCAAAGCCTTGCGCATGTATTCGCTCATGTCATCGGAAATATCCTCCGCTGTGGCCTCTATATCGCACAAGGAATTCAGAATACCATCAGAGAACGACTCCCATTCCTGCTCAGCTTCATTACGGGCGTTCTCCGCTTCCTGGGCGGCTTCTTCCGCACGGTTGATGGCTCCCGTATCAAGAGTGGGGAAAAGCTTGTTAGCCGCATCCACAATGTCGACACCGGCTTTCTGAATTTCGGCTATCATCTCGTCCAGAGTCTTGCGCTCGGCCGTATCAATGGCACCGTCTTTCATAAATTCGGTATATTTGTCATACCAGGCCTGAATCTGAGGCTGGAGCTGGGCAGTAAACATGGAATCCACCAAGGCATTGCGCATATATTGATAGATATTGTCGGCTATGTCCTCGGCGGTAGCTTCTGCGTCATAGAGCACACTCTTGATACTGTCGGAGAAAGAGTTGAACGCTTTCCTTACCTCCTCTCCAGAGTCTTTCCACGCGTCACTGATTTCCCCGGCAGCATCGACGACCTCCTTGCTCAACCCGTCAATGTCATTCTTGATGTTTGTACGCTCTTCATCGGTTACAAGTCCATCCTCTGAGTATTCCTTCCATTTTTCCCAGATGGCCTTGATACGCGGTTCGTACTGTTCAAGGTACATTGCCTCAATAAGCTCTTTCCGCATGGAATCGGAGATATTCTTGGCAACAGTCTCAGCAGTAACTTCCGTATCATACAAGGAACTTAATATCCCATCGGAGAATGATTTGAATTCCTCCTCAAGTTCTTTCTTTAGGTTGCTCTCAGTAATGCCAAGAGTATCACTCAGAATATCCTTAGCGGCCGTAATGTCGTTAGCCAACTTCTCCGCTTCGTTTCTTAACGCATCCTTTTCAGCGCCGGTTATGTCACCGTCAGACATGGCTTCCTGAACCTTCTTGTATAACTCCTCTATCTGCGGTTGGAAGCTATCAGTGAACATCTTATCAACCATCTGCTGACGGATGTACTCAAAGATGTTGTCTGTCACATCCTCGGCAGTGGCTTCGACAGAGGACATGGCAGACTTGACGCTATCAACAAACGACTGCAAGTCTTCGGCGTTCTTCAGCTTGTCAGCAAACAAACTATTAACGTCCTCTACGCCCTTCATCATCTGCTCAATGTATTGGTCAATCTGAGAGCCGAGTTGTGCCATGTCACTCTCGGACAATCCGTCTTTGGAAAGCCCTTCAAAGGTCTTGTACAACTCTTCCATCTTGCTCTTGTACTCCTTTTCATACAGAGCGTTAATCATTGCCTGACGGAAGTAATCATAGATATTATCAGAAACATCCTTGGCCGTCACATCAAGGGAAGTAAGAGAACTCTGCATACTACCGATGAAATCCTCATAGTTATCCGTGCTACTGTCGGTATCCTCTTTGGTCCATCCGAAAATTTCCGCAAGCTTGTCACGTTCGGCAAGTGCGGAACCGGCAATTGCGTCATACTGCTTCCGAAGAGCCTCCATCTCCTCCTTCGTAATGCCTCTTTGGTCTTTATTGGCCTGGGCAAAGGCATCGTACCACGTTTGAAGGTCCTCGGTAAATTTGTTGCCTACCATTGTGGTAAGCACGGCACGCTGCATATATCCGCTGAAACTGTCAGAAAAGTCTTTCGCGGAACTGCCCATATCCATGAGGGTATCCACAAAACTGTCGAAAACGCTATCGAACGTTGTCTGTGTCAGTTGTTCACTAATCTGGTTCTGAATATCCTCAATCCTTTCCTCTCCATCTATAATGCCGTTCAAATATTCTTGCACGTCACCGTCCATCTTCGCCCAGAAGGCAGGAGCTTCGGATTTAAGTTTCTCCAATTGCTCAACAGTGAGGTCAAACAGTCCGGTCATTCTTCCGGTCCCGATAAACTCTTTGGCGGCATTGACTGACATGTCGAGTGCGTCGGCAATGTCCTGCCAGTCGCTTGACGAGGTGTTCTTTGCCATCCGCTTGCCAATGGAATGGGAACCTGCGGATGCACCGGAATTAAGACGTTCTTTTCCCAGTAGGCGATATGCCTCAATTTGCTTTTCAACAAGGCCAAGCGCCTCTTCTCCGACCTTGTCTGCCTCCATGCCGTAGGAAATGCTGATGTATTCCTGCTTCTTGTCTATCAGCTCATCCCATATCTCATTGAGCCTGGTGTACTCCTCAACCATCTCGTTATAGTGGGAATAATCGGCACCGAACATCCCGTCCAATGCGGACACTACAGAGGAAATTCCAGAAACCGCACTCATTGCGCCTCCGACAATATCACCCGACATGATTTGCCCGACCCCGGATGCCGTTTGTCCTAAGCCGCCAAGCGCATCAATGGCACTTGTTATCTTACTGTCGTCAAATCCGAATATGTCGGCGATACTTGAGCCAAACTCATTCAATGCAGGGGCAAAAGACGTCACAGTATTTCCTATATCGGTGATTCCTTGACCGATTTTCTTGGAATCGTTGCCACCCTTTTTTATGGCTTCTATCCCTTTCTCCAAGTCAGAGACGAAAGCCTGCCACGGTGATTTGCCTTTAAGTTCATCCTTTAACCCTTTGATTGCGTCTGTAACATCCTTGATGGATATTTCCCCTTTTTCTATCCCTTCAATGTCTTTATCGGTAAAGCCCATTCCTTTCAAATCAGCAATAGAAATGTCTTTATCAGTACCGGACATGTACTTGACAAGGGTTTCGTATTTGTCAATGATGGACTGAATAGCGGAAACGGACTTATTGCTGGCATCTTCAAAGAGGTCTGCCATCGCCTTTGTGGAGTGACCGAACTGTTCATCAAGCTGTTCAAGAGCCTTGTTCTTTTGGGCTACCTTGGAAGCGTACTCCGGGCTGTCGGTTTGCAGTTTGGCTATCTCGTCATTGTACTTCTGAATAAGATTTTTGCGCTTTTCCTGGTAGTTGCCGAACTCAATGAAATACTCCTGCCATGCTTTTTTGTCGGCTTCAAGTTTGGCTTTACTTGTTGAATCAATATCGCTTTCTCTTTTTTTAGCGGCATTAGAAGCCCATGTGCCAAGTTTCTCCTCTTGTTTATCTGTCAGTTTTCCACCTTGCTCCGTTTCCCAATCCTTGCGCTGTTTTTTAATAGCATCCAGTTCTTTTCGATAGTCCAAGTCAATCTGAGCCAGCTTCTTTTCAGTACCATCCTCCATGAGGTTGATTTCATCCTGCTGGTTTTTCCGACGAATGGAAAGGAGTTGTTCGGCAAGCAGTTCTTGCTGTTTGAGTTGCTTGGCGGCTTCTTTCTTGGCTTGATTTTCCTGCTTAGTCAACGAGCTTCCAGTAATTCCTCCTAAGTCTTTATATTTCTTTTCGGCAGCTTCCATCTTGCCTTTGGCATCTTTCACCTGCTCCGATGTAGCTTCTTGGTCTTTAAGTAATACTTCATAACCTTTCTTTGCCTTTTCCCAATCGGCTTTAGCTGCTGCAAGGTCTTGTTGGTAAGTAGTCTTATTCTTTTCGGTTTCAATACGGGTTTGTTTTGTTGATTTAGCCGTATCTATAAGATTTTTAATGTCTTTTACCTCATAAATTGCTTCATCAGACAAAGAACCTTCCACGTCAATTGGAAGTTTCATCTTTACTTTTCCATTCCCATCTTTTCCTTTGATTCGTTTTTCAAGTTCAGAAATATATTCGTCAAACTTGCTAATATCAACATCTTTCAAGCTTGATATGAATTGCTCTGATATACCCTTTCCTCTCTCAACAAGAAATTCGTCTCTGTAAAAACGAAGTTCCTTTAGTTTGCTAATTTCCTGCTGGGTTAGTTTCCCACCATTAATTTGTTTTGCGGAAAGTGTGTTTTCATAATCAGAAACCGCTTTATTAGCTGCTTCAAAATCTTTTGCAACTCTTTCTCCGGCTCGTTTTGAATCTTCCTCGGCAATCTGCCTTTTAAGTTCAAGAATATCCGCTAACTTGATGCTCTCTATGTCGTACTGGGAGAATATCTTCGGGTATTCCTTGCGTAATTCTGCCAAACTTTGCCCACGTTGCAAATCAGCCAAAGCAATATCACGAGAGCTTTGAATAAGACCCTCTATTTTTTGTTTACGTTCTTTCTCTTGTTTTGCCGACTCTTCTTGTTTCTTGTTGAAACGCTCTTGTGCCTTTTCAGCAATGGATGTATTATCTGCCAATGTCCACATAGCAATCCCAAGAGAAACTATGGCAGTTCCAGCTAATACATAAGGATTCATTGCGAGAACTTTGTTATATGTAGCTTGAGCAACAGTAGCAGCTTTGGTTGCTGCAACCTTTCCCCATATAGCCTTTGTAAATCCTTGCTCAACAATGGAGTTCACCAATAGCCCAGTTCTATAAACACCATATATTGAAACGAGAGCCAATACACTTTGCCCTATAACTTCGTAGTTCTTAACTACAGTATCAGCAACAGATATACTTCCTGAAATCAAATTTTGATTAGTAAGTCCTATCTCAGCCAAAGCAGTAGTTATTGTATCTTCAAAGTTTGACATTTGTCCCTCAATAGTCTTTGCAATAGCTTCCGTAGAGCCTTCAACGCCTTTCATTGAGCCAAATTGTTCAACGGCTTTCATTACAGATTCAACTGTTCGGTCACATTCAACTGTCATATCACGGAACGAAAGCTTAACTTTATTCCCTTCTGTTTGAACACGAACACCGAACTCTTTCCAACGCTCTGGATTATTTATATCAAGTATCGCCTCTGTTAGCTGGTCGAAAGGTTTTGCTACTGTATTGGTAAAATCTCCCATTTTTTTCATGGCATCCATCGAAGGAGTGATACCACGATTGACGAATTTTATAAAATCATCCGTCAGTTCATCAAGTTGGAAGTTTGTTTTTGCGGCAAAGCTATTTATGTCAGATAGATATGCTTTTGCTTTTTCGGAACTACCATTCAGAGCATTAGTTAATACAGATTCATACTTTTGAAACATTCCAGCTGTTGATACTACATTTGAAGCAACTTGTTTCAACATTGCGATTCCACCAATAGCAGCAAGTGTCTTCTTGAATGAGACTCCTACACCTTCATTAACGGTAACAACAGCCTTGCTTTCATCCTTGAACAAAGCGTATTCATCCTTTAGAGCTTTGGTAGATAATCTTGCAAGAGCTTGTTGTGATTGTAATTCACCAAGAGCATACTTTTGTTCTCCTAATGCTGCCTTTGCACGGTTTAATTCATCTGATAAAGATTGTCTTTTAGGGTCGTACTTTCCTAATTTCTTATATTGTTCTGTAAGCATTGAAACATCATTCTGTGTCTCACGTATGATGTCTTTTTGTTTAATGATCTCTTCGGATAAGGAATTGACAGCTTTTTCGCCATCGTATATACCTTTTTTGAATCCCGTTTCCATCTCTGCTCCAGCTTTAGCGGCATTAGTTACCAACTCATCCAACCTTTGATTAGATGCAGCAAGTTGAACATTTAAAGCCTTGAAAGCAGCAGGAGACTGCGTGCCATCCATGCTCATTAACTCCTGCTTTAATTTTGCAATTTCATTACGAAGTCTTACAACTTCTTCCCAGTCACTACCTACCTTAAAATATAATTTCGCCATATCTATTTCTTTTTCCTACGATTAGCCAATTCCTTACCACTGATTCTATTCACTTTTTGACCACCATATACTGCGTGTAATTTATCCCGTTGCATCATCAGCAAATTCCGATAAGGGATAACCTCAAACACTTCTGTATAACTCAGATGAAGCGTGTCAATCAAATGGGCTATCTGCCCGAAGAACGTTGCGTTTCCTACTGTTTCGGTCTTGCTGCCAGCATCGACACGTTCCTCATCGAGCTGACACACTGAAAAGCCGAAATATCCATCATAGAGAAACAGACTTCCAAGGCATCTTTGACTTCTTCAAAAGTGCCGTTCTCCAATTCTTTGACCAAACTATCATTCCCGCAGATGAAGCATGAAATACCTTTCAGCATATCTTCAGTAGCTTTAGGAAGCTCTTTAATAGCCTCCATGATATTATCTCCTCGCAGGGCGATATTGGAAAAATGATGAATGGCACGACAGATAACTTTAATTGTAGGCGGTTTGATGGTATAAACGATTCCACCTATCCCTACATTTTTAAAATCCAGCCCTAATAGGGCATCAGAAACCGTTTTTGCTGCTTGATTATTCATAACATTAAATTAAAAAGGCGGTGAGCAACCACCCACCGCCATCTGAAAACAATCCTTTTACTGAAAAATTATCAACCTTCCGGCACTACAACTTCCGATTCGTCAAACCACTTTTCGGAAGCCAATCCATCTACACCTGTGGAAAGGGGAACGGCCGAAACAGCCAATCCGACAGCCTTATCGGTATTAGAGCCACGGGCATTGATAGCCGCTTTCGGAAACACAACATAAACTCCGTCTTTGGTTTTACCAATCACACATTTATGAATAGGCTTATACTTGCCTCTTTCCCAATTCTTTTCTGTGGCTTTACCACCTTGTAAATCAGCCTTTGTAGCATAATCATACTCACCAATGGTGAAGTTGATTTTCACCTCACCCGGTTCAGACGTTTCCCGGTAGTACTCACCAGTCAAAGCGTTTTTGTAACGAGTTACACTTGCCTCTGCTTCTTCGTATTGATACGTGTCACCATGCACATTCTTGACCCGCTTCGTTGCTGCGTTTTTCAAGATGGTGGCTACTTCTGCGCCTGTTAATCCGGCAGCTGGAGTAGTAACCGTTTTAATCGGTTCTGCATAATACAGTTCGTCAATTTCTACTGCTGTAATCATATCATTTTACATTTAATACATTAAACAAAATTCTCACATTCACATAATGACACTTCAAAGCTGTGTCCGCTTCTGTACCGATAGAATCAATAGAGTAACGATATGTCATACCATCATAGGTGCTTACTACATCATCAAACAGCTTGCCAGCCTTTCTTTCAAGTTCGTTAAGCCGGATTGTGTTCGCTTCATTCTCGCTTAAATTGGGTACACATAGATTCACTTCTGCGAAAGATTTCTTCCAATAAGTTCCCGGCTGTTGTTTCTTCGTGTGGATGACAATCCTTTCGGACTTCAATTCACCCGTCAGCGTTTCTCCTGCTGGTACTATGTCTATTCCGAAAATCTTGCAGTCCCGGTAGAGGATGTTTCCTATGTCGGTGGTTACTATCATCGTTCAAATCTATCTTTCAATCTTTTTTCTGTCCTTATCGCTGCACTTCCTGCAACTTCAAATCCTTTGGATTCCACGAATGAAGCATAATCAGCTTCGTTTTTCAGAATTAAGCCATCTTCATTAACCTCATAATCATTCGATTCTCTCAAATGTTTTGTGTGGTCTTGATAGTTTCCGGTAGCTTTTGCATCTTCAACAAATGCCTCTCCCTCTTCTTTCATGCCAGCAACGACTTCGCTTGTTCCGTCCTCAAAGAACTGGTCAACATCCGAAAAGTCTGCATCTATTCCAACCATATTACTCTATAGGAAAAATAGTTTGTTTCCAAAGGGCTTTTAGCAACTCCTTCACCTCTTATGCTTCCATCGGCATTCAAACAACGAACCTCTGCACCTGCTTCAACCTTTGACGGCTTGTCAAAGACTACCTTGTACTTGAAATCATACAAAGCACCATTGATAGATACTTTCTTTTCCGCACTCACATCATCACAACGGCATCTGCATATATCCTGCCAGCTCTCACCACCTGTGCCGGGAATAGGTCTGCCGAACTCATCCTTATCCATCGGGGTGATAACCTTAACCTGCAATATGTGGGGAGCGAATATCATAAGAAAGTCACTTTAGGTTTGTTACTCAGTTCGTCTTTCAAACCGTACTGTTTGCACAGCCATGAGTACAATTTCATTAGGCTATCAACATAATTAGACCAAGACACAGAAAATCCGCTTTCGCTGACCGAAGATGGATTTTGTATCATCCACGGAATTTGCTTTGCACAAGCGACCTCTAATCTTGCCCGATTTTCCTCGGCAAAAGGTTCTTCACCATCCAATCCCGTTCTTGAAAGTATATTTTCAACTACAAGATTAGACGGGGTGTTCTTATCAAATACGCTTAATACAAACTCCTTGTTACTCATGGCTGATATCATTCAATATGGTGTAATCAGTTTACTATATGCGGTATAGCTATAATGCGTACAATGTTTAGATTTATAGATGTATCTGAACGGACATTTGGGAACATTAATTCGTACCCCTTGAATAGCCATTCCCTCTTTTATCGAACACATCATAGCCGGGTTATTTGCAACCAAAAACATGGGATGCGTCATGGTCAGTACAACACAATCAGCCGGAACCGTTTCCAAAGTGATAAACTGAATATCCGGCAGACCAACATCAACCGATGGATTCACGTATTCACACTTAGGAGATTCCACACTTGATGCCTGCACGCTCAACGAAACCAAAGACATCATTAAAAAACCACACATGGCAAAAATAAAATTCTTCATTCCTTTTCTGATTTATAAAATTAGACAATGGAAGAGTAGAAGCACTACCCTATCCTTTTACTCGATACCTAATGCTTCTTTCAGTTTGGCTGTTGATTCTTCATCCAGTTCTGCAACCTTAGCCAAAAGAGTTTCCTCTTTCATATTGCCGGAAGCCTGCGCACCGATAGACTTCAAAGCATCAATCAAAGCCTTCTTCTCAAACTCCTTTTCAAAGAGGGAAATTTTCACCTCTTTCTTTTCTTCAGGGGCTTTCACTTCGGGATTTTTTACCTCAATCCGTTCAGCGAGTCTGCGGCTTTCCATATCCAGCACACGGGCTTCCTCACCGACTTCAATCACTTCACCGGGAGTATAATACTTTCCGGTGAACTTGTCGCGGAAAACTGATATAACCTTTACTTTCATATCCTACCCCCTTATGCTGATTGAATGGATGCAATTTCGCTCAAATCGAAATTGGTAATCAAATCTGGATTGGAAATCTGCGGAATCCACTCTGCCGTATATTCCATGTAGCGACCGTTTTTGTCACGGTAGTTGGAGATAAGCATCTGCCCCTCTGACGGGATATAAGTACGTCCTTGTACTGGGTCTGTCGCTTCATACGGGGTATGATGGCGCATATAACCAATGTTGTCAGAAGGTAACAGAGTAATACGGTTATCCGCGTAAATCTGCACATTCTTTCCCGTCTGGTCTTTCACGTAGTCCTCCTTGATTTCAATACGCGGCAAACCGATGCCGGTGAACACTTCGGAAGCCAAAGAAGAGGAAACCAATCCCGTACTCAACTTCATTTCGTTGCTGCCGAGAATCATCTTGTACTGCTCACCAAATTCAGATGAACCAAGAATAAGCTTGTTGAAAGATGCACGAGTCATAACCATCTTGGCATAAACGCCATAGTCCGGTGCCAAGGAATGAAGTTTCTCTCTCAAATAAGAGATAAACATATTCTTTCCGTCCACAACCACATCTCCACTTTTCGGCTTGATAAAATTGAACGGAAGGGTAATCTCCAGCAGTTTATTATTGGTCTGACCGGAAGTGATTGCAGCGTCTTTGTTGTAAACGGTGGCTTCACCAAGCATCAACAGCGCACCGACAATAATATCCATACGCTTGTGGGCGGCAAGGGTAATCTGACGGTAGTCGTCTGCCAGGAAGTTTACAATCTCTTCCATTGCAGCCTTTTGGTCGGCTGGCTTAGCGGCATTGAACTTGTCAATCAAATCCTGCAATTCAGAAAGACGGTCAATAGACATCTGATAAGCATCACCCAAATAGGCAATCTCACCATATCCGGAACCGATGTTCCGACGTTCACGGATGGGTTTCTCTCCAAAACGCGAATTGATGGAGCCGGCCATAACTCCGGTTACAGAACCGATATAATCCTTGAACACACGAGTAGTCACTCTGCGGAAAGTAAGATACTGCTGCCAATAGATTGTGTCCTTGCGTGTCTGGTTCACACGTCTGATGATAGCGGAAACAATATTCGCATCATCGAATAATGTTTGAATCGTTAAAAACATATCCTACCTCCTTACTCGTTAAATTCAAACCATCCCTTCATGTTGGCTTTATCGTTCTCGGAGAACGGCATAACCAATTTTGAGGGTTCAATTTCTGCGGCTGTACGAAGCAATGAAACCAATGTGATTCCGTCCTCAACCTTTGTACGGTTAAACAGAGCCGAATTAGCCACATGCTTTTGCTTTAAACCATCAACTGCAACCGCATTGAATAATACGGCATCTTTGGCGATATTCTCACCAAAAGCAGCCTTGATAGTCAATACATCATAACCGGCATTAGACTTATCAATTGCCGTTACTTCTGCACCTTTCTTGCCACTTCCGACAAACATACCCACATAAGCCAAAGAGTTCTTGGCTACTTTGATAGACAAAGCCTCTTCACCAGTGGTATAGGCTTCCACAACTCTCACATTGATTACCGCATAAGCGAACTTGTTTTTCAAGTCCGCACAAATCGGTGTAAATCCGGGAAGAAAACTTCCCACTACCAGGTTCTGCGTGTCGAGTTTGAACGGGCCACGTCTACGAATACCGGTCTGGACATCGTAGCGTTCCTCTTGCTCAACGGGCGGAACTAAATCATACTTAAATCCTGCTGACATAATTAATTCTTGTTTTGTTCAACAATAGTTTTCGTTCCCTCGTCAATCATCTTAGCGATAGATTCAGATTCTTTCTCAATCTTCTCTTCTGCCGTTTCGGGAGGGGTTACGCCCTTGAAGCCGTCATTTGCGAACTCCTGCTTCAAGTCCTTGAAATATGCGTCCAAGTCCTCATCGTCCTTGATGGCGCATCGTTTGGCGTAGTTTTCGGGAATACCATACTCCTTTGCCTTTGCCATAATCTGCTCCTGCCGGGTAGCTTGTAACTTCTCTGTCTCGAATTGAGCGAGCTTATCAGAAAGAGGTTTAACGGCTGCACTCACTGCGTTAGCAATAATAGCCGCCATGTCGTCCGTCTTATCTTCCAGCTTCGGATTAGGGTTAGGATTGGGATTAGGATTCTCAATTGACTTACCGTCTTTAAGGTTATGTTTCTTCTCGTAGTTGGAAACTGCGGTCTTGGAAGCATCCCCGGCACGGAAATCACCATAGGAATTTAGAACGTCCGAGAAGCTGATACCCTCAACAATGGAGTTTACCTTTGTCTCGTCCGTTACACCCTCTGCCTTCTTAGTGGCAATTCGGGTTAAGATAGCAGTGTCCACCCCAGTAAACTTCTGTTGCAGCCCTGCCAAGATTTGTTCTAAGATTGTCATACCGTATGAATTTGATTTATAAATTTCTACGGTAAATTTCGGCATTAATAAGCTATGTGAAAAATTATCAGATAGGTGATACACGACAATGAAACGATTGTCGTAAAATGGTATAAAAAAGGCGTGAAACCGAATGGAATCACGCCTAAATAAAGTATTGTAACTTATGCCGGTACAGCCATTAATTCACGCCCTACTGAACGTATTGTTTCTATAATATCTTCAAAACGTTTCTTAGACGGCTTCTTTGTTCCGCTTACATATTGAGCAAACAAACTCTGAGAAATACCTAAACGTCGTGCTATGGCAGCAGCATTCAATTCAGGATGAGCTATAAATAAATCATAAAGAGGATTAGATTTCCTTTCCCGAAAGAATCCCTCAAAACTCAAATCTTCATCAAGCTCTCTCCAATGTATTCCGTCATGGCTCGTTGTGAAATTTGCGCGCTGCGCAGGAGTAGCCCATTTCAGCCTTTGGAAATCTGAAAACTTCTCACATGCCTCCTTCCCGTCAGTGGTACGTATCCATACCTCCGTATCAGTCAACCATACCTTTTCAACTATGATATTTTCCATAACCACTTATTTTGATTTATTAAAAAATTTATTCCAATGCTCTGCTATTACTTCTTGATTTTCTTCTATAACTGATTCTACAAGTTTCAGTTCAGATGACTTCAAGCCATTATTTTTGATTAATGTAACTGGAAATAAAGTGAATTTAGCACTTACATCCCCTTTGATTACATGAACATGTATAGGCTCATGGTCATTAGCGTAAAACATAAAACGAAAACCAAATAAAATAAATATCGTTGGCATACCTTTCTCTATTGATTACCCTACAAATATAGGTAATTATTTAATTACCTACAACTATTCAAGCAAAAAATTAGCGGCAATTCTTTGATGTTGCCGCAAAATATTCTATTTTTCTTGTACTAAAATTATAATCCCTATAATTTTTCTGACTAAGAGGCGTTTTTCTGTCCCTTATTTCCGATTTGCTCATTCTTTGCCGCTTGCTCCTCCTTGATTTCTGCAAGCTCCTCTTCTATGCGACTTATGGTATAGGCTTTTGTCCTGCGCTTGTCAGTTTTTGATTTAATGCAGCTTTCATCTTAGCAGCTTTAGCAGCTTGAACAAAATACAAATCAAAAAGAAGCTCCAAAACGTCCAATAAGAACTCTGCTTCATTAGGTTCTACATCTAATATTTCACCAGAAGCTTGGTCTTCCATTCCATGAGCAGCAATATTCCCAAAACCACGTATTATTTCCAAGTTGTCGCTTATGTATGATGGGAGTTTATTAGTTGCTATTAGCTTATCAATCTCCGTTTTGAGATTTCGTTCTTTAATACCTTCTTTCAGACGGATTATATTCTGTAAGCATCTACGACTTAAGGCTGCACTTGCTTTGGGGCTAAATGGAAGTACCAAACAGGCTTCATTATAATCTTCAGCAAACTTAGATTCAACTTCAGGAGCAGCAGGCATTCTACCGCTTCCTACAGGGAATAGTTGTTTAAAATTGCAGGAATGTTGTTCTTTTATAGATATTGTACCGTCATGGTATTGATTAGCATTGTTTGCCTGTCCCAAAAGTACAATAGGCTTATCACATTCACTATTTGGACATCTCATATAGAATAGACTATAAAAAATATTTCCATATTTTCCTATGTATTTTTCTGAGAAATCTACATTTACTTCTACCTGACAATGTGGACATTTCATATCTTTAATATTTAATTTGTTACAATTTTCCAACTAAATTCTTCACATCCTCCGCAGACTTCACCTCATGTACGGTATCACCTACTTTTACGAAGCCTACTATATCTCCGGTGTTTGACTTCTCAAATAGTTCAGTTACTGGGACACCCAAAGCATCGGCGATTTTTTCCAATGTACCAATAGTGGGGTTGCCATTAATTGCTTTTGATAGCCCAACTCGTGACAAGCCTATTTTTTCAGCTAGTTCAGTTTGATTGATTCCTGCCTCTTTACATAGTTCTAAAATTCTAAATCTCATATATGTATATATTTAGTTTACTCTCATTATTTATGGCAAAGTTACTCAAAGTTTTCATATTAGCTAAATAAGACAACTAAAAGTATTCTTTTTATAGTTTATTAACTATATCTATTTTGCTAATTGAATACTTATAGTTTGCTTTGTAACATCAAAATGATAACTAAAAGTATAATTTAAAACATATAAGAGTATGAGCACAAAATTTAGAAGTCAGATGAAAGAAGTAATGCAAATGGCATGGTCTTTTGTTCGCAAGAACGGTCATTCAATGAGTGAAGCGTTAAAATGCGCATGGGCTAATTTTAAGCTGAAAGCAGTTTTGAAAGTGAAGATAGTAGAGTTTTACTTCAAAAAGACTGACGGCACGTTACGTCAAGCCTTTGGCACTCTCAAAGAGAATCTTATCGGTGAGATAAAGGGTACTGGCAGAAAGCCGAATGACAATCTGCAAGTGTACTGGGACACTGAAAAAGAAGAGTATAGATGTTTCAAGAAGTGCAACCTTATAAAGATAGCTTGATTATGAGAAAAGACCCCTATGGCAACTATATAACCTGCTTAACAGGTAAGCAGTTCTGCCAATTAAGAAGTATATCTGAAAAGGTGCAACCATATCTACCATTTACAGAAGTGGCATTTCTTGAGCTGATAAAAATAGCTTCTGCAATAATATTTAATAAAGGATTTAACAACTCTCATTTATCGGTACGAAACGGATTGGTGCGTTTTAAAAACAAGTTCTACATGAATGGCTTAAAGATAAATACACATTGTTTGACAGATGAACAATACAAATATTTATGGCAATTTGATACGCCACGTATGGACGCTTTCATGACAAAGTATAAACCAATAGAACGTGATGTTTTTGTAATGACATTCAGAGCTTGTAAACGCTATATGATTACAGGCATGACTAAAGAATCAGAAGATACGCTAATTGAAAGGCTTATTTCAATATCAAATCTTATGAGATAACACGATTATCCAAAGGCAGTCTTTGCACGACTTTAAAGGCTGCCTTTATTATTCACTCTTAAATGAAATAAGTATGGACGAAATTTGGAAAGACATTGAAGGGTACGAAGACGATTATCAAGTATCAAATTTAGGTAGGGTAAAATCCTTGCCAAAGAAATGCTGGAACGGTAAAGGATATTGGTTTAGAGATGGACGCATTTTAATACCCATAAAAAGCAAAAAGGGGTATTTGAATGTATGGTGCAGAAAGCGCATATTTAAAGTTCATCGCTTGGTCGCAAATGCTTTTATACCTAATCCGCAAAACCTACCACAAGTAAACCACATAGACGGTGATAAAACCAATAATTGCGTTACTAATCTTGAATGGGTTACTGATGGTGAAAACTTACTACACGCATATAGGGTTCTTGGTAGAAAGCAAAAGACTGGCAAAAACCACCATAATTCACGAGCTGTTCTACAATTAAAAGACGGCAAAATGATGGTATTGGCGCAGACGGGTAACTTTACGGATGAGGATAGACAGACGTACATCCTTATCGATACGGTGGGCGGCAACAACTGCATCACTTTCTTTGACCACGCCAATACATGGGATGTCGAGCCGGCACAAGAGATGTCGTGGATTGGCAAGAAGAAAGGCCGTACCGTACATGGCATTCCGGCCGACAACTACTCGGCTGTTTTTCGCCACGTCATCATGTCCGGCAAGATATTCCAGGTGGATGACATCACCGGCGAGGCTTTCCGGGTACCGCTATTTAAAGGTACGTGGAAAAAGGGTGAGAAGTATGCCTATTATGATGAGGTGACGCATAACGGCAGCTCATGGATATGTGTCAATGAGAAAGGCACGTCTACAGAACCGGCAGACGGCAATGCCGACTGGCTGAAATATGCGGCCAAGGGGGACAAGGGAGATGTGGGTACCGGTATCACCAACTGCGGAGACTGGCAGACCGGAAAGCATATACCTTACATGGGTATTACCAAGATGGCCGGACGTGTGTTTTTATGTGTCGCTCCTGATGGTACCGACAATCCTCCGATGTGGACTCAGACGACCAATGAGGGAAGACGCATCCTGCAGACGCAGAACGGTGGAAAGAGCTACGGATATACCATTACCGGGGACTTGAATACGGCCGAGTATGAGCTGCTGGTGGAGAACGGCCAGGACGGGCGTGACGGTAGGGATTATGAGTGGATATTCAAGCATACGACAGAGAATATCGCTCCGGCAACCCCTGCCACCTCGCAGGTGGATGACTATGTTCCGTCCGGCTGGCACGATGACCCGATTGGTGTCAGCGAGAGCCTGCCATACGAGTGGGCTTGCTGCCGCACGAAGAAGGACGGTGTATGGAGTGCGTTTTCACCGGCAGCCATCTGGGCCAAGTGGGGCTTTGACGGTGAGTCGGCCATTGTAGCCGATTTCGACAACGAGATGGAGAGCATTGCCTTGACATACGAAGGAAAGACTGTTTCGCAGTCCGTGCTCAATACAACCGTCGGCATGTGGTATGGTACGAAGAAACTACAGCTCAAGTCCATCTCATGCGTGACCCCGGCAGGTGTCACGGAGAGCTACAATGTCAATACGGGTGTGATAGCGTTTACCGTGGCTTCCGGAATTTCGATGCCTGCACGCTCAGAGGTCAGGATAACCGTTACGGCTACGGTACAGGATACGGATATAAGCCGTGAGCTGGTGTTCACCATTGCCGGTGTACGTGCCGGTAATCCGGGCAGTGATGCGATACTCTATAGGCTGGTGCCTTCCGTATCTTCAGTAAGCAAGCGGAAGGATGGTACCTACAGTGTGGCAAGCGTGTCATGCACACGCACCAAGTCTGTAGGCGGTACCACTTCCATCACGACTGACGGTGTGCTGAAATACAGTAAGGACGGTGGTTCGGAGGTCGAGATACAGAACGGCACGGCCATTTCCCCGAAGAACTTCACGACGCAGCTGCAGTTCGTGTTCTACGTGGGTGGGCAGGTCGTGGACCGGGAAACTATACCCATGGTTGTGGACGGCAACGACGGTAATCCAGGAAAACCTGGCGGTGACGGCGAATCCGTCAAGGCTGGCGGTGAGTGGCGCACGGCTAATACTCCATACAAAAAGCTCACCATCTGTACGATGGGGAGTCGCTCCTGGCTCTCAAAGGTTGACACTTCGAATCCACCTCTATGGACTCAGACAACTCATGACGGGAGGCGAATCACTCAGACCCAGAACGGCGGCAAGTCCTACGGTTATATTATTACCGAAGAAGTGAACACCGACGAATGGGAACAACTGACATCAGACGGCGGCATGGTCTATCTCATCAGTACATGCAGCAATATCCGGGTGAGCAATGCCGGTTCGCTTGTTCCTTCAGCTTTCCGCGTCTATGCCAAGCGGACGCTTGGTAGCGCCACATTGACTTATCCGGACGGATATCTGACCGCACGGGGGTACAGCAACGGGATATGGAGCGCCATCGCAGGGCCTTCGAGGGCTTCCGAGATTACGGTCAACGCTTCTGCAGGGTATTCAACGTTTTCAGTCCGCTGTTACCAGAGCCAGGCTGACGCTTCGGCATGGAATGACAGTTTCATTGCGGAGATATCAGTGGGTGTCAGCTATGACGGAGCAAGCGGACGAGACGCCAGCGAGCCGCGTCCGAGAGGTTTTTTCGCCAAAGGTAACACGTATGTGTGGAATGAAGATTACCATGACATCGTACTGGCCACATTTAACAATCGCACCATTCCGTTCAGGGTACGGGCATACGGTACGTCGGTCACTGTCGCACCTACCTCGATAGACGGTGATGCTAATTGGGAGGCGGCACAGCAGTATATGTTTGTAGCCATGGACCTGGCCTTAGCAAGAAAGATACGTTCCGATGAAATCTATGTGGATGATTTGGTGGTACAGAATGTACTGGCAAGGGATAAAACCGGTAAAGCCATGTGCCAGATTGACGGGGAGAATGGTGGCATTGGGTTCCTGGCCGGAGGCAATATCCGATGGGATGCCAATGGTAATGTGTTCCAGGACGCCTCAATTTTCCGAAAGCTGAAACTTCTGGAGTCGAAATCCGATTCGTATGAATACTACCTGGATTTCAATACCGGGTTGAACTTTGAAATATCCCGGATATACTCACTTCCAACGCAAGAGGAAACAATATACCTGCCGAATGCGGCAGACTATGAAGGTGGAGAGTGCATGCTGTATAATGGAGGAATCTATACCCGTCTTACAGCACCTGCAAGCATAAAAGTCGCAGGTGGAGGCAGCTTTATCATAGACGGAGAATACTATTCTAAAATAGTTGTCCCGTCGCTTTCCCTTGCTCAATTCAAGGCCGTAGCGACATACTCTGATGGCGTAAAGGATGGGGTGAAATGGGTTCTAATATCAGGAAAAGCGGAATCGAGAACTTAAAATATCAGTGTTATGAAAGTTTTTTATGAAAGCAAGTTAGCAAAATGGCTGCTGTGGCAGGGCTACAACACCATCACATTGGGATGCTTCGTCTTCACCAAGAAAAGCAAGGAGGAGATGAAGCAGAGTGCACTTAACCATGAGGCGATTCATGTGCGCCAATGGGAAGAATGTATGATTGCATCGGCTGTGCTGCTGACGGTAATCATGCTGTTTACCGGATTCAACTTATGGGTATATCTACTTTGCCCGTTGTGGTTCTACCTTCAGTATGGGTTGGAGTATGCGATTTCATACGTTTATCACTTATGCCGTAACCGATGCTGGGTGAATGTGGGTGATAAGGCTTACGGAAATTCAGCGTTTGAAATGGAAGCGGAAGCTAACGAAGAGGTAGACGGTTATCTTGATGTGAGAACTCCTTTTGAGTTCTTCAGATACTACGGGAAAATTTGATTTATAATTTACAAAACGAGAATAAAAACAAAATGTTAAATCGAGTATAATTTCCATCCGGAAATTATGCCCCTTAAATGTGTAATAGTTATGGCAGAGAAGCAAGATATAGCGATGAACCAGTTCCAGATAGTGACGGATGCTGATTATGTATATGTAGAGAAAGGAAATAACCAGGGGAAGATTAAGAAGAGTGATTTTATTGATATTGTAAAAAGATATATTACCTCTGTTAGATTTGCAGGTGGCATACCAGACTCAGATTTAAATAGCATATACAAAAACGAAGAGTCTGGAATATCCATATATAGTATTAGTGCGGCGATTCTAAATTCTCCTGCGACCTATTCATTCTGTATTAATATACAGAGGTCAGGGAAAGGTGATGTTATTGCTTCCCAAAGAATTTTACAAATTGTTCCAGATGATAATTTGGTTAATTTACGAACGGGGAAAGGTGATGGAGAAAAGATTGTTTATACGTCGTGGAGGCGAATATAAATTACTTATAATAGAGCAATTTATTCATTCTACTTTTTCTGCCTTATCTTCTGCCCCTTAAATGTATTAAGTATGGCAGATGATATTAAGGAAAATGCGATGAGTGGTGGAACTCCGGCACGGTTACGTGGGCTGGCGGCAAACGGCAACAGTATATCACCGACATTGGAAGAGGTAATGAATGAGATGGGAATACACACCTATAGCTTTACATTGGCGGCAAAAGAGGAAAAAGACCTTGGCGACTTGGGGTACGGTATGTATTTGCTTGCATCCCCCAACAATGCAGCAACTGCTATATTTGCTTTTGGTTCCTATTCAAAAGGTTTTGTGTCAGATGCAGGTTCAAATTTTTACTGTGATTATACAGATGGGACTAAAGGTGTTGCTTTCGGTCGAAAAACGACAAATGGTAGCTTTTTTATCAAAAACAACAGAAGCACTGACACATACATAGTTTTAAAAAGGATTGGTACCTTATGATAGTGGTTCTGCAAGCCATGTGGATTTTCATTCTGGTTATGCCCGTTCTGACCGAGATGGCCGGAACGGGTAATAAATACTATTATCAGATTAGGTAAGAGTTACTGACTTCCAATCGCTCCATTTATCTGTCCAACTCACCCGTATCTTCATTGCTACGGCTGGGTGATACCCATTAAAAGCAATCTGCACAATAGGATTACCGAGTCCTCCTCCAGCAACACCAGTTCCATTAAACACGAGCAACATTCCATAAGATACTACGCCAGTATTATATATGCCGCCGTTTATTCCATAAAATCCGGTAGTTGTGTAATCATCAAGATTAGATGTGACATCTCCTCTCCCTTGAAACAAACTACTCAATAAATCACTCTTCTTAATCTTCACCTGCGAACCGTTAGATGATTCTGCGTATATATATGCCGCATCCGTAGCTTGAGCAAAGCTGTTCATTTTAATATCATCATCTGCCATACTTAACACATTTAAGGGGCAAATCTTCCGGGTTATGAAAACCTATTATCTCATATTTTATTTTTTCGTAGATATTTTATTACTTTCTCGCAAAAAACAGCTATGAATTACGGTTACATAAGGGTTAGCAGCGAAAAACAGACCGTTGAAAATCAGCGGTATGAGATTATGCAATATTGCAAGCGTAAGGGGCTTGTTATTGATAGATGGATTGAAGAGAGTGTGAGCGGTGCCAGGCATCCTAATGTGCGAAAGTTAGGTAAGATATTGCATAAAATAAATAAGGGAGATATTATATATGTTACAGAGTTATCAAGACTTGGACGCTGTGCATATATGGTTATAGCTATTATATCTCATTGCCTCATGGCCAATGCCAATATTATTGAAATACGGGATGATAAGTTGGTAAAGGATGACTCGGATTCTGTTCAGGATACATTCTTCAAGGTTCTATTCGCCCAAAAAGAGCGGGAAGACATATCTCGTCGAACCAAAGCAGGGCTTGCTCGTCGTGTGGCTGAAGGCCTGAAATTAGGCCGGCCATCTGGTGGAAAGAATTCGCATTACAAGCTTACAGGAAAGGAACCTCTCATTAGAACTATGCTCGAATATGGTTATTCAAAGGCAGCCATCTGTCGTAAGCTTAAATGTAACCCCAAAACATTGGATGACCATTTGCGGAGAATGCATGTCCTACATAAAAATTAAGTCATATGTTACTTTTGCCACTGTTCTATTAATTCATAGTTATGGCAAAAGCAGAAATCTTATTCAAGGTCATCCGCAAATGGGAAGGCGGATGGAGTGACCACAAAAATGACAAAGGTGGCAAAACCAATATGGGGATAACCTTGTCTACGTGGAAAGCATGCGGTTATGACAAGGATGGTGACGGAGACATTGATGCAGATGATTTACGCATGATTACTCCGGACGACGTTTTTCATGTTTTCAAGAAGTATTATTGGGACCGTTACCAAGCGGACTTCATACACAACCAGTCCATTGCGAATATCTGTGTGGATTGGGTGTGGGCCTCCGGACGTCCCGGTATCACAAGGGTACAACAACTACTGCAAATCAATGTAGACGGCATCGTAGGTCCTCAGACGGTTGCAAGTATCAATCTGGCCAACCAACGGCAGCTGTTCGAAGCTATCAAGACAGACAGAATCCGGTTTATTGAAGAAATCTGTAAAAGGGACCCGTCGCAGCTCGTATTCCGGAAAGGATGGCTGAACCGGGTCAATGATTTCAAGTTCTCTGTCCGTTGAATTCTTGTCCTTTTTTCCACTCTTTTCAGCCTTTAGTTTTGTGTCCGGAACTAAAGGCTTTTTTATGGCAATAACTGAAGAAAAGAGTTTAATGACCTCCGAGAAATTCAATCGAGGAGTTGAGAACTGGACGTGGAAAGTCAAGAATACCTCCGTAAATATTCTACAACGGACACACGCAACCGGCAGATTGCGTAGGGAACTGCAATCCCGTTGGCTGAAAGACCGTGAAGGTGGACCGGCTTATGTCGGTCTGGGTTTCTGCTTTGCCCGGTATGGTGCCTACCGGGAATATGGCGCCGGGCGTGGATATATCGTCAAGAACGGAATTATAATGAAGGGACATTCGGCATGGAGCGATAAGAAGAAACGTCAAGAACTGCGTTCTCTACGTGTTTCTGAATATCGCATCCGGCGCATGCGTACCGTTGATGAACACTATGCCGTTATCCGGCGAAGTCCCCTACCCTGGTTAGACCCTCCCATTGTGGATAACATCGAATCACTGGCTGATTTATCCGGAGAGTATTACGGTGACCAGGCACTCAAGAATGTGCTTCAGAAGTTTGATAAAATAACAATTGAAAAACGTTATGGCAAAAAGTGACAAGACTGTCAAAAGAGGTGTCTACTTGTACATCGATGGCAAGGAAATTAAGAATGACATCAATTCCATTGATTTGGAGATGAAACGCCTACAGCGTGACATTAAGGAAATGACACGCGGCTCTGAGGAATACAACCGCACCATGGCGAAGATACAGCATCTTCAGGGGATTTTAAAACGGCATCGCCAGGAGATAAAAGGCATCACTACCGAAACCAAGAAAGCGACTGTCAGTATTGGCAGTATGGTAGACTGGTTCAACCGTTTCGGTGGAGTTATCTTGTCCGTAATAGGTTTCCTGACCGGTTTTACCCTTGCCTTGCGCGCCATCAGAGACGAACGCAACAAGTTGGAGGAGTCCCAGGCCGGGCTGAAAGCCTTGACCGGACTTGATGATGACAGCATTGCCTGGTTGACCGGGCAGGCCAAGACGCTTTCCACCACCATGACAAAAGAGGGCTTGCGTGTCCGCCAGTCGGCAGCCGAAATTCTGGATGCGTTCATGCTGGTCGGTTCGGCCAAGCCGGAACTGCTTGGAGACAAGGAAGCGCTCAAGGCTGTTACGGAGGAAGCCATGCGGTTGCAAGCGGCAGCCAAGGACATCACCCTGAACGAAGCGGTTGATTCACTTACCTTATCACTCAACCAATATGGGGCGGCAACAGACCAGGCAGGACGGTTTACCAACGTATTGGCCGCCGGCTCCCAAGCAGGTTCCGCCAATATCGCAAGCCAGGCAAAGGCTATCCGGAATGCAGGTACCGCAGCGGCTTCGGCCAATGTTCCCATTGAACAGACGGTCGCATTGATTGAAACGCTTGCCTATCGAGGTATAAAGGATGAAGTGGCCGGAACGGGATTGAAGAAATTCTTTTTGGTTCTTCAGACCGGAGCAGACGAGACCAACCCCAAAATCGTCGGGTTGGATAAGGCACTGGAGAATCTGAAGAACAAGAACATGGACGCAGGCGCCATCAAGAAAATGTTCGGGGAGGAAGGCTACAATACCGCATCCGTAATCCTTCAGAACACAGAGATGGTGAAAGACTTCACCGCTGCCGTCACCGGTACCAATGTGGCGTATGAGCAGGCGGCCATAAACAGTGATACTGCACAGGCCAAACTGGAGCAGGCACGTAATAAGATGAAGCTGGCAGCCATTGACCTTGGCGAGAAGTTGAATCCGGCTCTGACGGTGAGTACGAATATGCTGACCAATGTGCTCAAATATTTGCCGGGATTGATTGACTGGTGCAAAAAATGGGGCACAACAGTAATAACACTAACGGTTCCTTTGGCAGCTTATTATACCACATTAAAGCTCATATCCCTTTATCATACTACTTACAACTTAGTCTTACGAGCAGGAATTGCCATCCAAACAGCTTATCGGGTAGCCACCACTGCTTTGAACGACGCATTGGCAGGAGATTACAAGGCAATAGGCAGGTTGATATTACAGATGCGCTCTCATAATATCGTAACCCGGACAGTGGCAGCAAGTACACTACTTTTCCGAGCAGCGCTGGAGACTTTAACCTTCCGCTTCTCTGCCGCAACTAAAGCGGCACGGGCAGCATGGGCGGTATTAGGATTAAATCCTTTTGGTGCTATTGCCACAACCGTTGCAGCCGCAGCAACAGGACTGTATATCTACGCTCAGCGTACTTCTGCTGCAGCACGTAGGCAAAAGGAACTGGTGGTTATGAATAGAGAGGCTGAAAAAAGCATTAGCGAAGAAAAAAATAAGCTGGATGCTTTACGGAAAGTACTTGAGGATTCTAAAGAACCATATGAAAAACGGAAGGCTGCATTAGAAGATATTCAGTCCATTGTTCCGGAATATCATGCTTCATTGACGGAAGAGGGGGTGCTTATCAACAACAACACGCAAGCGCTGGACGGTTATGTAGAAAAGCTGTTGCTCACAGCCAAACAGCAAGCGGCCAATGCCAAATTACAAGAAGCCCTGGCACAAAGGTCAGAATGGATTCAGGAGAACGGTTCCGATGCCATGAAATTTAAAAATCTCGAATGGGAGATAAATGACCCCATCAATATGGACAAGTCCGTTGAGGAACTTGCAACAGTCAACGGGATATCACCCACTGCATACCGCGTATGGGCTACCCAGAAAAAACGTCTTGACGATAACGTTCGGTATTACGAACAGATGATGCAGGATTATACCTCCCAGTTGCTTGCCATCAACGATAAATACAAGACTATTACTCCAGATTCTCCAACAATTACCGGAAACGGTGGCAGTGGTGGAGGTTCTGAATCTGAAGAAGAGCGGAAAAAACGTGTCAGCAAGGAATTGGAGGATATAGAGACTAACCACATGCAACAGCTCACCCATCTCCAGAAGCTTTATCTTGAGGGAGAAATCCAGACTAACGAGGGATATACTGCCCTTCAGATAGATTTGGAGAAAAAGACTTTGGATGAGAAATTGGCGATAATGGGGCTGGAGCCGCATGAACGTGAGAAGTTGCAGGTAAAGATGCTGGAGGCACAAATCAAGTTCAATGAAGAATGTAAAAAACAGGATGAAAAGACAGAAAAGGAGCGTCAGAAAGCATCAGACAAGATTGCCAAAGAACGCCTTTCAGTTCGTCAGAAACAACTCCGTATCGAATTGGAAGAAGCAGCTTCCTATCATTATAGGAACCTGACTTCCGAGGAGGATTTCTCCCAGGAGGTGAACGAGATTCGGAAACGGTATTGGAATGATTTGCTTCACAACTACCAACTGACTGAGGAACAACGTACGGAGATACAGAAGGAGCAGGCCGAAGCCCAGACCGATGCCGAGAAAGAGAAATACGACAAAACCATGAAAATGCATAGGCAATATGCCTCTCTGGTGACGGATATCGCTTCCGACTTCGGAGAAACGATTGGTGAAATGATTGCCACTGGCGAACTTTCGCTGAAGAATTTCTTACGTGAAACCATTATGATGGCACTGGATGCTTTGGAACGTGTTATTGAAATCTCCATACTGGAAATCACCGCAAAAAATTTGGCGGCAACAGCTCCATTTTCCTTTATCGGTGCCGCTAAAGCAGCTGCCCAAGTAGCTGCCATCAAAACGGCTTTTGCTGTAGTAAAAGGGATGGTCGGCAATTTCTACACTGGTGGTTATACCAGTCCCGGTAACTGGGACCAGCCGCAAGGTATCGTGCATTCCAACGAATTCGTCGCCAACCGTTTTGCTGTGGCCAACCCGAATCTGCGACCGATATTCGACGCCATTGACGTGGCACAGCGTAGCGGTAATGTTGGTAATCTGACAGCTGAAGACATAGCGGCTGTAGCAGGTTCCGGAAAGAGTACACGTACCGTACCAGCCAAAGCACCTGCTGCCAGCGCCACAACGACGACCAATGACCCGGCTATGGTGGCGATGCTGATAGAATGTACCCGCGTATTGCGGAAGCTTAAAAACAGGCTGGATGCCCCTTTGGTAGCGGAAACTTATGTTACCGGCAAACGGGGTATCAACCAGGCACAAAAAGAATATCAGAAGTTGAACAACAATAAATCACGCAACAAGCAATGACAGAATTATACATTGACGGGCAATTGGCCGCCCTTCCTGAAGGGTTCAACATTACGTTCACCTCCGAGAATCCGTATTTCACCCGCAGTTCCAATTACTCCTTGGACATAGAACTCCCCATGCCTGCCAATCATGCCATATTCAAGCACGTGAACAGACTGGATGTGACGAAAAAAAAGACTATCCTTCCGGCCACACTCATCGTTGACGCCAGATGCCTGCTTTACGGCAGTGCGGTTTTACTCTCAGTAGAAGATGCACTGGTTAAGGTACAGCTCGTATCGGGTAATGCGGAATTTAATCTGCTGACGAATGATGATCTGTATATTGACGAACTTGATTTAGGTACAATCAGTTGGCCGAACAACAATCAGAACCGTTTCCAGCCACCTGCCAATATGGTGAACTACTACGGTTCGGTGGACGACATTGAAGCTGTATGGTTGCCGGTGTTCTATCAAGAAGCCAAATGGGAGAACCTTCAGAACGATGCAATCTATGAGTTCGGCACGAACAATTTTACCCTTTGCCCCTATTATGGCCGTCGATGTGTACAACCATACCTTTTGACAGTCATCAAGAGAATAGTGGGGCATTTTGGCTATAGGTTCGATACCTCCTTCTTTGATAACAATTTCTTGCGGAACGTTTATGTATGCAGCGCGGTAAGCAGCAACCGGGTGGCCGCCGCATTGCCGCACTGGACTGTTTCCGAATTCTTTGATGAACTGGAGAAATTCCTTTGTGCGGTTACAGTGGTCAACGAACGAACCAAAGTAGTGAGCCTCGTAGGGCTTAACGATTATTTTACAGAATCCGGAAAGGAGATAATTCCTGCATCCTCCCTGCTACGGGAGTTCACTGTGGATATTGAAGATGAAAAGAATGAGAAAGACTTGAGCACTGGCAATGTGGGCTACAATCTGCCTTCCCATACGGATGACGGCTATCTGCGAATTGAAAGGGACATCATAGAGGCTGCATACAAACAAGAATATGATTCTTACGATGCAATGCTGACCGCATACAACGGAATGGGTGACGGTGACAAGAAAAGTACAATCTTTATTGTTGGTAAACGGTATTATATCAACTACAATGAAAATGATAAGAATACGCTGCGTGAAGTCAATTTGTATGCGGATTTAATCCGTGACCCGGAATCGTCCGATGTAGAGACCTCACTCGGAATCGTCCCGGCTAAAATTATTCAGTTCAATGTCGGTGTGTATGGCTCTGTAGCTGATTACGATTTGTCCCGTCCGTACACCTCCATGGTATTGAACATACCCGCGGTGGGCTACCAGGCTACTGTTGCCAAGCAGGAGCGCTTCAATGTCCAGGAAGCCATAAACGGTGACGTGGAGCTGAAGGAGAAGCAGGAAAAAAACGGGCACATGGAAGTGGCTGTCAATACCGGTAAGTTCAACCGGCAGAACGTAACTTACAGCGGTCAGACACATGCCTATGATTATGCCTATCCTTTTACGGACTACCAGCAGAAGACCGGAGCACAGCTCACGGACTTCCTTCCGTATTCCCTAAGCTTGAACGATGTTTGTCCGGACAGTGTCGGACATCGGTTGTCGACACTCAGTCTGTTTCACTCCAATATCCCTTACACAATCCAGTTCCAAGCCAATAAGCTGCCAGATGTGAATAAGGTGTTTCTTATAGGCAACAAGCAGTATTTGTGCGAGAAGATTGAGACGGAAATAGATGTTGATGGATTAAGCAAGGTACTGAAGGGAACTTTTTACCGGATAGAATAATAATGTTAAAAAGACATCTGCCTCTCAAAAATAACTCCTTTTTCCCTTGCGTAATTACCAAAAGGTTATTATGTTTGCACTGTCATTAAGAATCGCGATCTTTTTATGACTGAAGAAGAAGAGCTAAAGGCTCGGATTGAAGCTGCGAAAAAAGACCTCAGCTTCTTTTCCCTCTATTGGGATGACATTCAGAATACTGATTGGATTTCCGATGAGGAGCTTGAGGAAGGCATCAATGATTGTCTCGATGACTTGAATGATGCACAAGACAAGCTGAATGAAAACGGTAGCCCTCCTTGAGGGGGCTACTTTTTCTCTAACATATAATTTTTAGGCTTATGGACGTACAGAAAGAATTGGGAAAATGGAAGTCGGAATATGTAAAATGCAATACTCCGGAGGAATTGGCCGACCATAAAAAACGTTTCAGGGCTTTTCTGCAGACGCTTTCACCGGAAGATAAAAAAGCGTTTGCGCAAGCATTCCAAGATGGTGCCAGGCAATCAATCAATGAAGCCCAAGCCATTGTGAAAACAGTAGAAATCAGGCAGACCTTAGAAAAAGTATTGCCTTTCGCTTCTATGTCGTATATTGCCCAGCACTATTTTGGCAGAACACGCCAATGGCTATATCAACGGATTAACGGAAGTGCGGTAAACGGCAAACCAGCCAACTTCACCGCTGATGAACTGAATACTCTATCTTTAGCTCTATCTGAGCTTGGCGACATAATGAAAGATACTTCTCGGTCTATCGCGAGGCCGTAAGGTTTTTAATGACAGAGGGGCTTCCACGGGTTGGAAGCCTTTTTTATTTCATTATTCAAATAATCATGAATTAAATTTAGAATAAAAAGTTTTTTTATTTTGTTAAGTTTGATAAAATCACTATTTTAGCAACGCCAAAAAATGAATTAAATGAATCCTTTTCCATAGTGTAACCCATAAGATTGGGTTCAGGTTTATTCATTCCTGTAGGCGCACTATAGTGAAGGATTCGCCATTTAATATTATGACAAACAAAAAATACAAATCTATCAGTATTTCTAATTTAATTATAAATCCAGATAATGATCGTTTTGAGTCTGTTGAGAATGAAAAGCAGGCTATAGACATAATGCTAACAAAATTAGGAGACAAAATTTATTATATTGCGATACATATTTTAGAGAATGGGTTGTCTCCCAAGCCATTTTATGTTATGCCATCAAAGAAATCTAACAAGAAATTTCTTGTAAAGGAAGGAAACAGAAGAACCACAGCATTAAAATTGATGGCTAACCCTAAGTTAATTGATTCTAAAAAACATGCTTCATTAAAGAATCGTTTTTTTAAGCTGCATGAAAGATTTATGGAAACTCCGATTAGAAAAATAATGTGCTATATTTATGATGATGTAGAAGAGGCAGATAAATGGGTTCGATTAGAACATACAGGAGAACAGAATGGAGTTGGTATAGTTGAGTGGAAACCAGAGCAAGTACAGAGATTTGATATAAAACATGGAAAAAATAAGTCTGTAGAAATACAAGCTATTGATTTCATACGAACATCTCCTTTCGTACAAGAAGAAGTAAAGAGGGCTTCCGAAAACATTAAACTCACAAATTTTGCTCGTTTATTAGGAGATAAAAGTGTTCGGGAAATTTTGGGTTTAAAGTATATAAATTCTAAATTAAGTTCTAATCTTGAAGAAGAAGAAATAGCTAAGGCCTTAGGGCAAATTATTTTAGATTTGTCTGATAAAGATTTTAAGGTTAGTTCTATATATAATGCCAAGCAAAGAAAAGATTATATTCAAGGCTTAGGAGAAAAACTGCCTGATAAGAATAAGACAATAGGAGAAGTTTGGAGGTTGGATAATCCATTAGAACAAATTCCTAATTTGGAAGAAGAAGATAATACAGCAAAGAATGAGGGAAGTGATTTGCATTCTAAGGGACATTTAAAGAAGTCTATTCCGACCCAACGTAAAACTCTTATACCCAATAATTGTATTATTAGGATTTCCAATCCAAAAGCAAATAAAATTTATGATGAATTGAAAAAAATAGATGTTCGAAGTTTTGTTAATTGTGCAGCTGTCACTTTGAGAGTTTTTTTAGAATTAAGTGTAGATACTTTCATTGAAAAAAAAGGATTACTTAAAGAAGGAGAAATTTCGGCTTCCAATTCTTCAAGAAGTTTGTATCAGAAGGTTAATGATGCTAGTCAATACTTATATAAAGAGAAAATTGCAGATGAAACAATATTAAAAGCTGTAAAATTATTAACCAAAGAACGTAATTCTATTTGGGGAGTGGATACAATGAATGCTTATGTACATAGTAACAAACTTTCCCCTGTGCCAATAGATATTCAAACAACTTGGGATAATATTCAGGATTTTATGGTAACTTTGTGGTCTCAAATAGAATCAGAATAATTATATGATGCGTTACTCGCCACTTAGATACCCTGGAGGAAAAGGAAAGATATCTTCTTTCTTTTCTGAATTATTTGTTGCAAATAATTTAATAGGGGGAACCTATATAGAACCCTATGTTGGCGGAGGTTCCATAGCTCTTTCTTTGTTAATTAACGGGGTTGCCAATCAAATTATTATAAATGATAAAGATCGCTCATTATTTGCTTTTTGGTATTCTATTTTAAATTATACAGATGAATTCTGCCAGCTAATAGAAAATACTCCTATCACGATTGATACTTGGTATGAACAAAGAGAAATTCAAAAAAACAAAACTAATGCCGAACTATTATCTTTAGGATTTTCGACTTTCTTTTTAAATAGGACAAATCGTTCCGGTATTATAAAAGGGGGAGTTATCGGTGGGCTTAATCAAACTGGGAATTATTTAATTGATGCTCGTTATAATTCTGATGATTTGAAAAAACGTATTAAATTAATAGCTTTATATAAAGACAAAATTGAATTGCATAATTTAGATGCAGTAGAGTTAATTCATAATCTACAGAGTAATCTACCAAATAATTCCTTGTTTTACTTTGATCCACCTTACTACAAAAAAGGTAAGGGTCTCTATATGAATTATTATGATGACCAAGACCATAGAGATATTTATAATGCAATCGCAGGATTAGAAAATATAAAGTGGGTGGTAACTTATGATAAAGAAGATTTTATTCTTGACCTTTATTTAAAATTCCGAATGTACGAATATTCTCTAAATTATAGTGCGGCTACAGTTGGAAAAGGGCAAGAGTATATGATATTCTCTGATAATTGTATTGTTCCAGAAAAAAGTTCCATAAATTTCAACAAGGTAATAACAATCTAAAACTTACTCTATTCACAAGCTGGAGTATCTTCATTATCTACTTCATTAAAGCAAATGATTGTAGAAGTATTAATAAAAAGTTTTCGATTATACAGCAAACAAAAAAATCTCCGTTTTTCTTTTGCCATTTCAAAATAAACTCTCATCTTTGTGGTGCGTTTCAT